GTGGACAAGGGAAACCTCGACCTGCCGAAGACCCTCAACCCGGCCGACCTGATGATCCTCTCGCTCCTGCAGGTGCACTTCAACGTGAAGACGATCCTGATGTCCGGCGGCCGGGGCACGGCGGTGGACATCATCGGGGCACCCGCCGACATCGACTTCGCGATCTTCGCCTTCAACTACCTGCGGCAGACCTTCTTCCGCTGTTGGAACGAGTTCAAGCGGACCCATGCCAACCCGGACAAGGCGTCCTACTATCGGGGCCTGCGCGACGGCCTGAACGCCGAGCTCAAGGCGGCCAAGGATCGCGCCGAGCAGTCCTACGCCGCCGACCAGCGCCAGGCCTACGGACTGGTGGTCGTGGATCAGGAAGCCGCGATCACCCGCTACGTCGCCGACCACTACGGCAAGCTCCGCAACCGGAACCAACGCCGCCGCAATCTGCATTCCGGCAGCTACGCCGCCGGTGAAACCAAAGGCCGGACCATCCAGATCAACCGCCCGCTTCCGTCATGTAAATGAGCCGACAGAAAGACGAAAAACACCATGGACGCACCCGATCAGACAGGCAGATGAGGGATGCCATGACAACAGCATCCATCCCTAACAGCTACCTGACGAAGGCGATGCGGAACCGCATCCTCGGGCTCGAAACGAACGGCTTCCGAGTCCGGCGCATCCTGCCGGCCGATCCGAATACCGGCGTCCGGGCCCGCGAGTTCCGCGCCGACTTTGCCAAGCCAACCCGAACCGGACTGCTGGTCTTCAGCGTCCGGATCGACACCGACGGCAACGTCACCACCCCGTAACCAAACACCATCATGAACAAACTCTATTGGATCGTCTGCGACGACAAGGACACGAACGTCTTCGAAGGCCGCTACCAGGGCCGCACCCGTGGCGAGGCCTTGAAGTTCCTCAAGCAGTCCATCGGGCGCAAGACGCTCATCGGACTGGTCTTCACCATCACCGAGATCCCGGTGCCGCTGATCCGCGAGATCGTCGCGGAGATCCTCGCCGGGGGCGACGGCAGCCATGTCTCGCCGGCCGCGAACATCGTGCTGATCACCCGTCCCGAGCCCGAGGTCAGCCCGGGACGCTACGACGCGTTCGCCGAGGCGGCTGAGGCCGAACCGACGCCCGTGGAAGCCACGGCACCCGAGGCGAAGGTATCCAAGCCAGCCAAGAAGGTCGGCAATCCGGGCCACGGCGACGACCACTGGTCGCAGGTCCGGGCCCATTGGGAGGGATGCCGCAGCGTGAAGCAGACCGCCGAGCACTTCGGCCTGTCTCCCAACTCCATCAAGACCCGCATCCGCCGGGAGAACTGGAGGGTCGAGCCATGAGCGAATGGACACCGACTGTCGGCGACGGCGCGACGATTTGCCACTTCAGCGACCGGACCGCTTGCACGGTGGTCCGCGTCAGCCCGAGCGGCAAGACCCTCTACCTCCAGCCCGACACCGCCACGCTGGACGGATGGAAGCCCGAGATCCTCCCGGGCGGCTTCGCCGGCCACTGCGTGAACAACCACGAGCAGGCCTACACCTACCAGCCGGATCCCGGGGCTCCGCTCCACCGCGCCGGCCTCCGCAAGGACGGCCGCTACCGGACCACCCGCGGCGAGCGGGTCGTCCCGGGCCGAAGCCACTTCCACGACTACAACTTCTGATGAAGGTCGAAGTCACGCGCCATCGAAAATCCGATGGCTACGCCACGCGCTACTGGTCGGTCGTGGTGAATGGCGAACTGCTCGCCGTCACCCTCTACCGCAAGGGCGCGCTGGCCGTCGCCAGGGCCCTCAACCACTCCAATCCAGATCCCCATGTCACGTTCCTTGAAGATTCTCCCAACCCCGCCGCCACGCCCCACCAGCCCGCCGCTGGCGTGGCGTCCTACCGGACCCGATGACCTCTGCGGCCCCGCCGCCACCGTCGCCCGCCGGCTCGTCGCCAAGGCGAGGAAGCTCCACGACGACCCCGCGGTTCCGGTAAAAATCCTGCTCTACGGCCCGCCCGGTGTCGGCAAGACCAGCATCGCCGACATGGTGGCCGACGCCCTGTCAGGAACACGCTTCGCCGTCGAGGAGTTCAACGGCAAGCTCGTCACCGTCGAAACAGTCAAGCAGTGGATGGGCAACCTCGCCACCTGCTCGCTGTTCGGGGTCTATTCGGTGAAGATCATCAACGAGATGGACCGCTGCACGCGGGACGCGCAGGACCTGCTCCTCAGCTATCTCGACCGACTGCCACCGGGTCGGGCCGTGATCGGCACCAGCAACCTGCAGCTCGACCTGCTCACCGAGCGGTTCCAGACGCGCTTCCAGTCGATCAAGTTGGCCGCTCCGACCACCGAGGAACTCGCCGCGATGCTCAGGCACCACTGGCCGGTCGATGAAGCGACCTCCCTGCGGATCGCGGTGGGCAGCGGCGGATGCGTCCGGGCCGCGCTGGCCGATCTGGAATCTTGGCTGGATGCCGGCGGCTGTTGACAGCCGCCTCCACGGCGATGACCGATGATTCCCCCAAGGCCCGCACGCTCGCCAATGGCATCGAGGTCTGGTGCAGCTTTGACAAGCTCGTGCCGGTGGGCGAGTTGAAGCCCAACCCGCGCAACCCGAACACCCACCCGCAGCGGCAGGTCGAACTGCTCGCCAAGAACATCCGCTACTTCGGATGGCGGCAGACCATCACCGTGTCGAATCTCACCGGCCTGATCGTTTCCGGCCACGGCCGGTTGATGGCGGCGAAGCACCTCGGCGTCGAGGTCGTGCCGGTCGACTACCAGGACTTCGCCAGCGAGAACGACGAACTCGCCGTGCTGGTCGCCGACAACCGCCTGGCGGAACTTTCCTCGGTCGATCTCAACGAACTCGAAAAAATCGCCAGCGAGTGGAAGTCGGCCGACTTCGACACGATCCTCGCCGGCTTCGAACCCGCCGACCTCGAAGGATTGCTCAATCCCGGCGGTGATAACGACGACGAGGATGACGACGACCGGCACGACAAGGAACTCGACAAGAGCGACGTCACGGTCGCGGTCGGTCTCTACCGGTTCCGCATCAGCCAGGACGAGTTCATCGCGTGGTGCGACCGCGTGAAGCAGGACGCCGGTTTCGACAAGGACTCGGTCATTCAGGAAATCCGCAGCCGCCTCGGACTATGAACATCACCCTCGAAGCCATCGACGCTGTTAGACCCTCGACCTACAACCCGCGGTCGGCGGTCGCCGAGCGGCTCGACCTGATCGAACTGTCGCTTCGCAAGCTCGGCTTCATCGCCCCGATCTTCGCCGACTCGGACGGCGAGATCCTGTCCGGCCACCAGCGCCACCTCGTCGCATCGCGGATGGGTGCCACGCACGTCCCGGTGTTCCGGACCAAGGCGCTCGATCTCGACCAGCGCAAGGCACTCAACATCGTCTTCAATCGGGCGACCAACGACTTCGATTTCAACAGCACGCCGGGCAGGGTCACCAGCGAGCTGCAATCCATCGACATCCAGTCGCTCGCCGCCCGGATTCCTGACAAGGAGACCGGCGGCGATGGCTTCCTGCGCTGCCTCAAGCCCGCGGAAGTCTCGGTCAAGGATCTCTGCAAGGTGAACTCCGGTCGCTGGATTCAGTATGCCCGCAACCTCGCCCGCACGCTGCACCGCCACGGCATTCTCATGCCTATCGTCTGCCGCGAGGATCTCACCGTCATCAACGGCATCGGCCGGCTGGAAATGCTCGCCGAGAAGGGCGCCGCGTTCGCGCCGGTCGTGTTCGTCACCGAGGAGGAAGCGGAGTTCGCCCGGGCCATGATGAACCTGCTGTCGATGGATTTCGACATCCACACGCGCTATGCCGATATGCTGCGTTTCAATTCGTTCCGCCGGGCACGCCGCGTGAGGCGCGAGCTAGGCAACGGCTTCCTCTTCGCCACCCAAGGCGCGAAGCCCTGCAAAGACTTCGACATCGCCAAGTCGGCCGACCGCGCCCGCTGGGTCAAGGAGCACGGCACGACCATCCTCGACTTCGGGGCCGGCCACCTGACCGAAACCTTCCTTCTGCGCCAGGCCGGGATCGACTGCACGCCGTTCGAGCCCTACCGGCTGGGACCCGGCGGCATCAACAAGGCCGAGAGCGTCGAGCTGGCCCGCGCGTTCCTGGCCGAAGTGGCGGCGGGCAAGGAGTGGACCAGCATCTTCATCGCCAGCGTGCTGAATTCCGTGCCGTTCCGCGAGGACCGCGAGCACATCGCCTGCCTCTGCGCCGCCCTGTGCAAGCCCTTCACCAAGGTCTATGCCTGCGCGTCCTCGGCCGGGGAGTCCGGCTGGCGGCAGGTCAACGGCAAGGCCTTCATGAACGAGAGCAACGCGGGCAACATCGCGTTCCGCTTGGACTACGAACCGGGCATCCGGATCGGCGACTTCCAGGACAAGCCCAAGGTCCAGAAGTATCACACCGTTTCAGAGTTCAAGGACCTCTTCGGCACCTTCTTCCGCTCGGTGAAGGTCGATGATTTTTCCAACAACATCAACGCCGCCTGCACCGCGGCCCGCCCAGTCGATCCCGCCCGCCTCCGCGCGGCCATCGAGTTCGAGTTCGACCTGCCCTACCCGGACGGCACGCGCATGGATCTCGTGCAATGCGCCATGGACGCCTTCTCGCAACGTCTTCAGATTACCCTATGATCATCCTGCTGGACCTCAACTACACGCTGGTGGCGAACAACCCGGCCCGCGGCACCACGCCCGTCCGGATGGAAAAGCGCCTCGCGGGCGAGCAATACCGCCAGTGGCTGGTGGAGCTCGTGCGGCCTCACACCGTCGTCCTGATCACCGCCCGCCCGGAAAGCTGGATGCCCCGGACGCTCGACCGCATCGAGGAGCAAACCGGCTGGCGTCCCCAGGACGCGTGCTTCGCCCCGCAAGGCTGGTGGAATCCGCCGGCCATCAAGGAACACCTGCTCCGGAAGGAAGTGTTCCCGATCCACGGCGAGGACGCCCGCTACCTCGCGATCGAAAGCAACCCGCGGACCCGCGAGATGTATGCCCGGTTCTCGATCCCGTGCTTCTGGGTGACGGAGGAAGGCACCTGCCTGACCGAAGGCACGCGGATCGTCAAACGGCTGCCGCGTTGACATCCACCACGCGGGCATGAGTGAAGCCCAACGCGACGAGGTGGTTCCACGCGGTGCCTGGCAGTTCGACCAGGAGGTGACCGCGGTCTTCGACGACATGCTCCAGCGGTCGATCCCGCAATACAACGCGATGCGGATGGTGACCTTCGAGGTCGGCCGGCGCTTCGTGCAACCCGGCACCGCCATCATCGACATGGGATGCTCCCGCGGCCAGGCGCTGCTGCCCTTCGTTTCCAACTTCGGAGCGGCAAACGATTACATCGGCCTGGAGATCAGCGAGCCGATGATCGAGGCGGCGCGTCAGAACTTCAGCTACCACCCACACGGCAAGCGCGTCAGCATCCGCCCGGCCGACCTGCGGCACGAGTTCCCCGGTGTGACCTCCAGCCTCGTGCTCTCGGTGCTCACGCTCCAGTTCACGCCCATCGAATACCGCCAGCAAATCATCCGCCGGGTGTTCGAATCGCTGGCACCGGGCGGTGCCTTCATCCTCGTGGAGAAGATTCTCGGTGCCACTTCCCGGCTCGACGAGGCGTTCGTCGAACTCTTCCTCAACATCAAGCGGGAGAACGGCTATTCAGAGAGCCAGATCGACCGGAAGCGGCTATCGCTGGAAGGTGTGCTGGTGCCGGTGACTGCCCGCTGGAACGAGGAACTGCTCCATCAGGAAGGGTTCACTTCGGTCGATTGCTTCTGGCGGCACCTGAACTTCGCCGGGTGGGTGGCCGTGAAGCCATGAGGCTTCCGGGGCACCTGCTTGACGGCCCCACCAAGCCTGCTAGGATCTTAGGTCGTGAAGACACGGACCGTCAGTTTCCGCGAGATTCAAGATGCCCACAAGAAAGAGCGGGCGGAGGATTCCCGTGCCTTGCGGGCAGGCACGATCTCGGCAGCTGAGTTGCAGGCGAGGAATTCGTTCTTACCGGTTGATGCGCCGATGCAGATCGTCGATCTTGGCGGCTACCTGAAGAACCGGCGGAGGAGCAGGTGAACGGCGGCGAGCCACCTGGGACTCAGATCGACGACTACTCGGATGTCCTTAGGGGTTCGGAGGGGCGGCCCGGGCCAATCGTGGTAGGCGGGCAGGCGGCCAACGCATGGGCGATCTATTATTCAAAGCGGGTAGGCAGGAAACTTGACCGCTATCGTCCGTTTACCAGCAAGGACCTCGATCTCGCCGGTGACCGGGATCTACTGGAGCACATCAAGCGGATCACGAAAGGAGTTGTCTTCTACTCGGAGCCGAGAAGTCCGGTGATCGGGGTTGTGGAGGCACCGTTCGGTACCGGAACCCGCAAGATCGAGGTATTGCGCGACGTGAAGGGACTTGGCGCGAGCGAAATCGCCGATGCAATTCCGGTTCGGGTCGGCGAAGTCGAAGTGAATCTCCTGGCACCGACCAAGGTGCTGAAGGCCAAGATTTGCAATGTCGTCACATTGGATCAGACCGACCGCAATGACGTGAATCACGTCCGGATTATGATCGCCTGCGTGAGGGAGTTCATCCTCGATCTCCTTGCCAGCGTGGCTGCCAACAACGCCACGCAGCGTGACCTTGTCGACCTACTCGAAGAGCTTCGGGAGACTCTGACCGATTCCGCGGCTCGGAAGGCGGCCAAAATGTGGGACTTGGATTTCAGCACGGTTTGGCCCGTTGATGATCTGGCGAACTCGGGCATGCAGAAGATCCAGCGCTTTCTACAATACAGGTTGCCGACGGCGGATTGACACATCGCCGAAGGCGTGGAGCCCAAAGAGTTGCCGCCGAACCTTGCCGAGAAGATCCTCGACGCCGACTTCCAGAACATCGTCAAGAAAGTCGCCGCCGGAAAGCCACTCACCGTTGCCGAGCGGACCCGCATCGAATCCCGGGCGGCGGGTAGCGTGGAAACCCTCGCGTACGCCAAGACGCTGGTGGAACTCGCGGCGGTTCTCGGAGTGACGCGCCGGACGCTCACCACCTGGCAGAAGATGGAGGGCGCTCCCAAGCCGCTGTCCAACGGGCTCTGGCCGGTGGCGGACTGGCGCGAGTTCGTCCGGCTCCGCGGACTCAAGGCGGGCAAGGTTCCGGTCGGCAACGAGGAGGCGCTGAAGGCCCGCAAGCTTCTGGCTGAAGTCGAGGAACGGGAGCTGCGGATCGCAGTGAAGAAGGGCGAATACGTTCCGCTCACCAAGGTCCGTGAGGAATGGATTGGCCTGGTCGCCCAGGCGACCTCCATCCTGCGGGCGAAGTTCGAGAACGAATTGCCGCCGGTGCTGTCGGGTCTCGACGCCACCGGCATCCAGCGGGAATGCCGCCGCGCCATCGACGAGGTCTTGCTTTGCCTCCACGACGGCTGACGGGGCGTTGACGTTAGGGGCAAGGCATGAAGCCCCTGAAGGAGATCTGGCGCGAGGCCTGGCAGCCGCCCGACCGGCGGCCGGCTTGGCAGTGGTGCGAGGATCACATCGAGGGCATCCCGTATTCGCCGAACCCGGGACGCTTCCGTTCTGAAAACTCGCCGTGGATCCGCGAGGTGATGGAAGCGCTGGTCGATCCGCGCATCCGCCTGGTCTCGATCATCGCCTCGGTCCAGTCGTCCAAGACCACCGCGCCAGAGCTCACGCTCTGCTACATCATCTCAAACCTGCCAGGGCCCGCCCTGTGGCTCGATCAGACCGACGAGGATGCGCGCGACTATTCGGAATCGCGCCTGCAGAAGCTCTTCGACCAGTGCCAGCCGGTCGCCCGGCTGATGCCCACCGGCATCCACCGCCACAAGCGCAAGAACAACGCGATCCAGTTCACCAACGGCATGACGCTCTGGATCCTCGGGGCGCACAACAAGACCAACCTCCAGCGCCGATCGATCCGCTGGCTGATCGGTGACGAAACCTGGCGCTGGCCGCAGGGGCACATGGCCGAGGCCGAGGCCCGCGTCACCGCGTTCGGATGGCTGGGGAAGTGCATCTTCATGAGCCAAGGCGGCGAGGAGGAAGACGACACCCACCGGAAATTCGAGGCGACCGACCAGCGGGAGTGGACTTTCGCCTGCCCGGAATGCGGCCACCGCCAGCCGTTCCGATGGGAATGCGTCGAGTGGAGCAAGTCGGCCAAGGATGAATTCGGCGACTGGAACTTCGACGAGGTCCGGCGCACCACCGCGATGCGCTGCGAGTCGTGCAACCACTACTTCAAAGACGGCGAGCGCACCCGCCGCGAACTCAACGCCAGCGGAGCCTTCGTCGCGAAGAACCCGAAAGCCTCGAAGGAGAACGTCGGTTTCCATTGGAACGCCCTATGCGCGATGAGCTGGGGGCAGCTCGCTGAACTCTACCTGCGGGCCAAGGCGGCGGCGCGGAAGGGCGACGTGTCGCTGCTCCAGCAGTTCTACCAGAAGCGGCTCGGCCTGCCATGGCGCGAGTACGTCGAAGACTACAAGCTGGAGATCGTCAAATCCGGCTACAAGCGGGGTGAGACCTGGGAGGAGGAAGGCGCGATCGATCCCAAGACCGGCAAGATCCTCGCCGCACCGCTCCCCGGGCGCACTGGCTTGATCCCGCTGCGCTTCATCACCGTGGATTGCCAGATGGACCACCTCTTCGCCGTGATCCGCTCGTGGTCGGCGGAGGGATCGAGTCGCCTGGTCTGGAACGAACGGATCCTGACCTTCACCGACATCGACGTCTTGCAAGAGCGCTTCGGCGTGCATCCGAGCCTCGTGTTCCTCGACGCCGGCTATGCGACCTACGACGTCTATCGCGAGTGCGCCAAGCGCGGCTGGGTGGCGCTCATCGGCGACCGGCGACCGGTCTATGCCCACAAGGGCCGCGACGGCAAAACGGTGCAGCGGTTCTACTCGCCCCGGCGCAAGGTGGTCCTCTCGCACCGCCAGCACTGCCACGTCCACTACTGGAGCAACCTCAACATCAAGGACACGCTCGCCCGGCTCCGCCGCAACCAGGATCCGGCGAGGGGCCCGACCTGGGAAGTCCCCGACGACATCGACGACGACTACCTCGCACAGTTGGAGAGCGAGCAGCGGATCAAGGAGAAGGGCCAGTGGATGTGGAAGCAGATCGGCTCGCGGCCGAACCACTACTTCGACGCGGAGTCGATGCAGGCCACGGCCGCCACCATGCTCAAGATCGTCGGACGGGAGTCCGTCATGGCTGCGGCGGTTGACACTCCGGACGGGGAGTCATGAAGACCGTCACCTTTCTCCGCTTCCTCACCTTCATCGGTTCCGGGCTCACCACGCTGGCCGCGCTCGATCTCACCGGCATCGCCAACCTGCTTGATGCTGGCAAGGCGGAATACCTGCTCCTCGCCGGGCCGGCTGCGCTCGCGCTCAAGGAACTCGTCGTCGTGCTCGGCGACCTCTTCGACGATGGCAAGCCCAACAAGTCGTTTAAGATCGGCCTGTTCTGCTTCGCCATGGCGCTGATGACGTTCCCGCTGCTCAGCTCGTGCACCACGCCGCCCGCCATCTCCGGTGAATTCATCACCAGGGACGGGCGGCTCACCGTTCGTCCCGACGGCCGCGTGGAACTCGTCGTCGAACCCCTCACCGACAAGTAACCGATGAGCGCTTTCAACGACTGGTTCACGGCCCAAGGGTTCCGGCACTTTGGCGCTGGCGAGTTTGAATCCTACTTCGCCTTGCAGCGACACGGGGCGCGAAACAGCCCGCCGCCGAAGCGGCTATGGAAGAACATCGTGCCGACGCTGCGGGTGGTCGATGAACTCCGTGGTTCCTTCGGCAAACCCTGCCGCATCCTCAGCTCCTACCGCTCGCCCGATTACAACCGGGCGGTCGGCGGAGCCTCGCTCAGCCAGCACCTGGAGTTCACGGCGCTGGACATCGCCTTTGACGGCGTGAGCCCGCAGCGTGTGTATGACCGGCTCCTCGAATGGCGGAAGGCAGGGAAGTTCACCGGTGGGATCGGACTCTATCCGTCGTCGGGATTCGTCCACATCGACACCCGGGGGCGGAACGCCACTTGGAAAGGGAAGTGAACCATGGCCCGCGGACTCTTCATCACCGGCTTCACGATCTCCGAGGTTCTCGCCATCCAGCAGCGTGCGAAAGAGCTGCTGCTGGAGGGCAAGACCATCATGAACTGGAACGACGCGGAAACGTCCGTCTCCAAGCAGTTCACGATGCCCGTCGATCAAGTGCTTGAGGAATGCGGCCACGCGCTCCGGGTGCTGGATCCGGCCACCTACGGCAAACCCCGCATCGCCGTTGCCTCGTTCATCTCCGGCTACCTCCCGAAATGACCAGCCTCAAGCAAATCGCCATGCGCTGGCTGCCGCCCGTCCTGGTTCCGAAGGCATGGGGATCGCCGTTCGAGGCCGCCAACTGGTCGCCCCGCCGGGGCTACGTGCCAGGATCCTCGCCGACCGACGCCCGCAACGAACTCACGCCGGGGGTCCGCACCGAGCTGGTCCGCAAGTCCCGCTATCTCCACAAGAACAGCGGCTTCATGCGCGAGCTGGTCGCCAACATGGCGATCTACTCGACCGGCGACGGCATCCGGGTCCAGGCGCAGTCGCCCGACCCGGAATGGAACCGCGCCGCCGAGGCCCACTTCGCGCTGTGGTCGGCCCGCTGCGAGGTGACGCGACGCTTCTCGTTCGAGGAATGCCAGGCGCTCGTCTGCCGGGGCATGGACATCGACGGCGAGTATTTCATCCACAAGACGCGCGATGCCGACGGCGAACCGAAGATCCAGCTGATCGAGTCCCACCGCGTCGGGGATGAGTTCGGATCGAAGGACAGTATCGACGGTGTCGGCCTCGATGCCTGGGGCGCGCCGGTTTTCTACCGGGTGCTGGAGGACCATGGCAAAGGACGCGACCTCCCGGCCCCGGCGATCCTGCACATCCACGAGCCGGAATGGGCGGGTGGCGTGCGCTCTCATCCCACGATCCAGCATTCCATCAACCACGTCCTCGACGAGATGGAGTTGCTGGCGCTGGAGAAGCACGCGGTGAAGGACAACGCCGACGTGTCCCGCATCCTCAAGACGGCGCGGGGTGAAATTGACGACAACGGCGACTTCGTGGTCGGCGGCCATGCCGGGGCGGGGGAGGGCAGCGATCCGGTCACGCTCCAGCGGATTGTCGGCGGCAAGCTGATCGCGCTGAAGCCCGACGAGTCGCTCGACAGCTTCCAGTCCAACCGCCCGTCGCCCACCTTCACCGGCTTCCTCGAACACCTTCGGCGGGATTCCGCGCTCGGGATGATCCCGTTCGAGTTCGCGGCGGATTCCAGCAAGATCGGCGGCGCGGGTGTTAGGCTGATCGTCGCCAAGGCCGACCGCAGATTCTCGTTCCGACAGATGATCCTCGAACGCCGACTCATCCGGCCGGTGTGGGCCTACGTCATCGGCGACGCGATCAGCCGGGGAATCCTGCCGCCCGCCGCCGGCTGGTGGAAGATCAGCTCCGTCCCACCCAAGCGGGTGACCGTCGATGCCGGACGTGAAGCCCAACAGAATCGCGCCGACGTGGAAATGGGACTCAAGACGCTGTCGGATCACTTCCAGGAACTCGGTGCCGACTTCGGCGAGGAGATCGAGCGGCGGGCAGCCGACGCCAAGCTGATCCTGGAGACCGCGGCCAAACACGGTGTGCCGGTTGAAATGCTGTGGAAGCCGTCCGCTGGCTCGGCGGTTCCGCTGCTGCCGGGTGGGGTGCGCTCCGCGGAGAAGTGAGCTTGCCCGGCGATCCGGCAACCGGTATAGGTGCCCCGACGATGGGCCCTGGCAATCAGTTCGAGTTCCACGAGCAGTCGCAAGCCGCCAAAGAGCAGGTTTTCGACAATGCCCTCGCATGCATCCCGGCCGGCTGGATGGCCGCCACCCTGGAGCTCAAGGTCACGGGACTCCCCGGTTTCG